AAGCTGACCAGCTTGATCAGCCATCGATTGAGCAGTGGCAGCAGCCATCTGCTGTTGCATCTCATCTTGCATCTCTTGTTCACTCTTCACAAGATTGAGGACTTCAATACCTTGTGCAGCAGCTAAGCGTTTGATAGCTTCGGATGCATTGATAAACTTGAGTAATGCTTCTGGTCCTAAAGTCTGAGCAATAGTCTGGATAAACATCGTGAGACTTTGCTGATCTTGACCACGACCAAGAGCATTGATACCAGCCACAATCTGTGGACGCACAAGGTCTTTAGGATACTTAGGCAACTGGTTTGTACGCTTGAGCATATGCAGCGTACGATCAAGATAAGGGATAAGGAACTCTACAGTCAACAAGGAGAACAAGCCTCCAAGCTGTTGCTCTAGTTCCATTTGTGTCATACGTACCTCTTGAGCAGTGGTACGTTCTGACTGTCGAATCTGCAAGACAAGAAACGCATCGTTAATACGTTGCTCAAGCTGCTGTGCCATGTTAGCAGCAGTAGCAAAGTCTGCATTCTTACCGCCAGTGCTTACCACACCAACGTCTTCAGGACGGCCTTGGATGATAGCACCGTTACCTGCTTGTGCAAGCGTAGAAGGTTTTGTAGTGGCGCTAGGGCTGACAAGGAAGATAACCTTAGCAGCAACGGCTGAACCTTCTACAAGAGCCTTGGAGAGTCCTTCTAGAGCACGCAGGTCTCCGATGAACTCTTCCACTCTACCACGGCCATAGTCCTCTCCGTCAACAATGTTGAAGCGTAGAGTCAACCATGGGTTTGCATTTTTAGGAGCGGTGCTACGAGTACCAGGGATGATTTTATCATCTACTTCCTGGTGCCAGGTCCAACGTCCGTTAGTTTCGTCGAGTTTAACATGGGTGTAGACTTCGACGTCATCATCTACACCTCCTGATCCTGCCGATGTAGAAGCAACTGGGTTGGCTTCAGTAGGCTTGAGCAGATCAAGACCCAAGACCTTACGGCTAATTAGTTCTTTAGTTACGATCTCTAGGACATTTCCATTCCCGTCGCGGTTCACAACGAACCGGTTCAGAGGATAGTTTTTGAGACCTTCTTTACCCATGAAGATCAAAGCATTGCCACCAACAATCAAATGCTTGATTGCCTGATGGATGATCACACGATCATTAGATGCATTGACATAATCCATGACCATCCTCTCCATCTTAGAAAGGGACAAGTCCATTTCACTTCTGATTTCTTTAGGATACTCTACGCCGAGCTTGTCGTCGCGGATCTGTAGCTTAAAGAACGTAGTCTGTGGTGGTACCAGAGCAAGTGTCAGCTTCGCAGCGAGGTTGACAACAGCTTTAGCACCCACGCTTTGCCACGGGGTCAGTAGTGATTTTTTTGTTGGACGCTTGTACAGGTCATCCGTGATGAGATACGGCAGGGTAAGTTCAGAACAATCAACTGCTGTGTCCAAGAACTGAGAACGATTAGTAGACAGTTGATCGTAGCGAGTCCTTGCCGTAATCATACGTTAATACCCCCGGCAGGTGTACGAGGTGCTGTTTCACTAGGAACTGCAGCAGCGGTTTGTTTACCAGGGTCACGTGCAAGTTCGACTTGACGCATTTTCTTAGTTGCAGCTACAAGTTTACGTCGGTTTTCTGATTCATCTTGTAGCAGCTCAGGACGCAGAGCAGGGGTAGCTTGAGGAGCTGCTGCACGTGGTGGTGGGGCTGGTGCTCTTTGGACAGGTGCTGGGGTAGGTCTGCGGCGAGGTGCAAGCCCTACCGCTTCAAGTACTGATTGTACACACATGATTAGTTTTCAATTAAGTCTTTAATAAAATCTACAACGCTGGTTTGTCCAGCTTTGTACATGATCGATTCAATGGAATCAGTGGGTCCAATAGTTTGAGGTGGGAAACCAACAGACAGTTGTTCTAGAACATAATCTAGTTTCCTGTACTGATGGTCAAGCATATTGGGGGAGGTTGACATTAGAGTGCTCAAAGAATGCTGGCATCCGTGCAGACTTAGTAAAGGAAAGCTCGGGAGCTTTGCCTTGATACATCAGGTTGTCACTGGAATCCAGCCAAAATTTCTTGTCTAGATATTTATCGATGTTGCTACCGAGTGGTTGCATCACCCAATTAATAGTTGCCTTACGTAGCTTGTCTAGGCTTGGAGAGATCTCCAGTCCTAGTTCTCTACATACAAGTGAATTCGCGGCGACATGAATTTGTTCATCTCGGCTGATATCTGCGCTCACTGTTCGCATTCCAGGGTCACCATTAGCGCGGAGCAATGGTAAAAGAACGAAGAAAATTGCACGCTCGGCAACCATCGCTTTGAGGATCGTATGATCCGGATGCGCTGTCCAAGCATCACGTAACCGTATCGCTTCAGCTTCAGCCTTTTGATCAACCCCGTAAGCATTGGCAATGTAACCAAGTGCGAGGTCGTGGTTCTCTTCATCTTTGACATTGGATTCCAATAGCTCTCGTGATGCTTTTGGTACGTCATTCGCCAATGCATCACGGATAAAATCTCCCACAGGTAGTTCCATGTGTCGCAATGCAAGTGCACGGAGCAGTGTTTCGTGTGCACCCTCCTTGCATGTACCAGCAGTTGTCTGTACTGGTGTCCATTTCCGTTTCCGGTTTAGTAGTTTCTGATAAGGATTCATTCTTGACAATCACATTGAAGTTCTTCATTTAAAATGTCCCCTAAATACTGTTCAATATCCTCATCATCTAATGCTGCATAAGCATCAGACTTATCTTGAGTGTCAGGCATTACCTGTAAACTGTAATAGAGACTAGTTTGCGGGGACCGTAGCCACTCTTCCACGAATTCATTGTCGTAGGTTACAACGTCACTCCAAGAGTTAAAGCTATATCCATGAAGAAGCCCTGTGTTGTCGAGTAATGTCATCATACCATCAGCGACTGCCTTGTAGGCATCCCATCCGACTTCTGATGCAATCTCAACATCACCGTAATTGTATGTTTGTACACCGAACGTGCCGCTATCACGGTCCACAGTACGGCTAATTGGTGGTGCAATCTCAGGTGTAGATGTAAAGCCATCAAGATCTTTTGATCTGTAGCTACACGATGCTGTAGGCGCGATTGCAAACGCTCGGTCCATATTGTGTGACCTAGCAACACGTGCAGCAAGGTTGATACCTAGCTTCATCTGTACTGCTAGCTCATAGGCAGGTGTACGTACTACCTCTCCAACATTGAGGCACCGCAGTGCTTCACCAAACTGTGTGTAGGTTACACCGTACCTCCGTAAGAGATTTGCGAGTCCGAGTATTCCCAGTCCGACTTGTCTGTCTGTTTCGCTGGGGAGATATTCTCCTGAATCGCTAACGCCAGTTCGACCATGGAGTTGGCACAGTTCTGACATCCCTTCAGTGAAAGCTCGTGGAATGTTGTCAAACTCACAGGCACCGAAATTGATATGTTGCAAGAGACAGGTGCCTCGGCTTGGCAGGTACACTTCAAGGCATACATTCCCACGGATTCGTTCTCCATTTTTGTCATACTTAACTTTGTTTAGCCATATGTCTCCAGACTTGATAGCGAAGAGAAGCTCCTCCTTAAACGAGCAGTTCTTCCACCATTCATCTGTGATGTTGATGCATCGTTTGACCCAGGGCAACTCTTGGCGTGGAGTTTTAATAAACTCAAGTGCATCAGGGTGGCTGAGATCAAGGTGACACACACAAGCACCGTTTTTATAAACGCCCCCGCGACGTAGTATTTCATTTAACGTTGAGTAAATTTTTGCAAAAGAGACTGGTCCAGATGCAACCAATCCTTTTCCATTTTCTTCACCTCGGGGTCGCAACTTCGACAAGTGTACCGCGCAGCCTGCTCCATATCGTAGAGCATGTGATACAAATCTCCAGCTTGCTTCGATTCCATCAGGACCCTCCATTGAGTCTTGTACTACAAATACTGTGCAGCTAACTGGAAGCCTTGACTCAGGGTTGTCGAGCCAAGATTGTACACGTCCAGTACGTGAGATGTAAGAGGTGGTCATCAATTAAATAAGATCAGTAAGTGTTGGTTCTTTATAGTTAGGTCCTTTTAGAACCTTGCCATCAGCTCTGTAGATGGGCTTACCGTCTTCTCCAAGCTTAGACATATTTGATTTGTGGACACGATTCATTGCTTCATCGAGGTCCCACTCCTGGCTAGCAGCCATTTGATAGCAGACATAAACAAGGTCTGCCAGTTCCTTCAGTTGTTCACACTCACCCTTCATGTGGAAGGCTTCATGGTACTCCGACCATTCTTCATCGATCAAAGCTTTCTGACCAGTCTTCCTGTCCGGTCCATTCGTCAGTAAGTAAGCGGATCGGAACTGTTCCGCTTGGTCCATGAGGCTCGTGTGTATGTAGGAGTTCATTCTCAAGATAGTGGATAGCTTTGTGAAGGTCCTCTTTTTTAGAACCTTTGTAACCGGCTCTGCAAATATACTTAATAGCATTGCCGAGGTGGTAGTTTAGCTGTTGGTCGCGGATGAAGTCCCATACTTCTATGGATCCACGAGTGTAGTGGGTGGGTGATTCGGCCATTGTTTAACTAGGTTAGAAACAGTGTTAGATAAGACAAAGTTTTGATGCTGTAAGGCTTCAAACAAAGTGATGATGTCCTCTTTGTTAGCTTCAGGTAGTAGATCATTGATCCTACGTAGCTTGAACTGCTGCTCCATTGTCAGTTCCAGTACCGGAGGTGGGGGTCCAAGGTATGAACCTTTGTTTTGTGGTGTCATAATCGTCACAAGTGAGAATCTTAGCAAGTCTTGCATTGGTGAGTGCAACATCTTCATTTAGATCTTTGTCAGCAAAGGCGGTGACTACGGTGTCCCAATTATAGCCATGCTCCTCAAACAATGTGACTGCACGTTTGATTCCTATGCCAGGAACGCCACTATAGCCGTCAGTTTGGTCGCCTGCCATCGTCTGTATCAAGTGCCAGCGTCGTCCTTCCTCTGCAGTAATTTGAACAACCTCATCAAGGTTGAATAGTTTGCCAGGGATTTGACGCATATCTTTATCTGGAGATACAATAATGTTACCAGGATTAGCCGTAGCATAAATACCCATGGCATCATCTGCCTCCAGTTCTGGCATACGGATGACCTCATACTGTCTTTGTAAGGCAGCTATGACACGTCTGTAAGCACAGGGTTTCTTTCTGTTTCGATGCCCCTTGTAAGCAGGGTAAATTTTTTTGCGGAAATTTATAGAGTCAGAAAAGAACAGTACCAGTTCAGGTAGGTCCCACATAAACTCATTTTTAATCTTTGTCAGCTCTCGCTGAACGTTCTTCATTGCATCAGAGAACCGACTAACGACCATGACAACGTCATCGCCCCAATCAAAATCCTCCTCAGCTCCAGCGCAGCTTTTGTAAACAATGTAGTCTGCGTCAATAAGTAGCTTCATCAGTGTGTGTCTGCCCAGGTTCTGCCGCTGGTGGCTTCGGCTGCGATGGGGAGTCGCATGTTGTAGTATTTGCCAGCCGCTGTAGAGCTTTGTACCAGGGATGCTGATAATGCTTGTACGTGATCGGGATGGCACTCGAATTGCAATTCGTCATGTATGAAAGCGAGCTGTGAACAACACAACTCTTGAATGTTCTGGTGGTTGATAACCATCCAACGCTTCGCGACTACACCCGCTCCTGATTGGAGCAGATAGTTCAAAGCTTTGTGTGAGCTATCAACAGTAATTTCACGACCGTCTAATGACCGTATAGAGCCTTTCTGGCTAGATACCTCTTTGATCGCCGTAAGAAGCTCTGCAAGACCATCAATAGCCGAAACAAAAGCGGCTCTGATCTCCTTGCCTTTACGTTTAGCACTGCTATCATTTAAGGAAGAATCGAAGGAATGCCCAATTTTGGCGTCACCTGCACCATAGAGGAAGGCGTAGGTAACTGTTTTGACTTGTCTCCGAGAGATTCCAATTTTGTCTGCGTTGACTTGATGGATGTCTCCGTTGAGGAGAATGTCCGCATAGCGTCCCGCATCGTATCGAGCGAGGTAGTGAGCGAGCATCCGTAACTCAATGCCGCTAAGATCGGCACCCACCATAACTTGACCAGGGGATGCTTGAAATAATTGTCTGTAGTCATGGTCAGATGGGACTTGTCCAAGGTTTGGTGATCGATGTGCACATCTATGTGTGTTTGTA